CCTCGACTGGGACAAGCCGCTCTCACAGCAGAGCGAGCAGGTGAGGAATGGATTCGAGAGGTCACACGGTGATTGGCTAAAAAGCGCATCGCCGCATATCGAAAACAAACCAGTTGCAGACTGGATAGATATGCTTAGGGGGCGCGGTCCGTCATCCGGATTTATGAATGAGAAACTTTCCAGCGACCTCAAAGACGCCGGCATCCCCGGCATCCGCTATCTCGACCAGGGCAGCAGAGCGGCTGGGGAGGGATCGAGCAACTACGTCGTGTTCGACGACGCCCTGATCGACATCATCCGCAAGTACATGAACCCCCAGACAGCAATTGCCCCTGGCGCGTTGATGGTGGAAGGGGCCAAGGACCGCCGACAATGATCTCAGACCGCTCCCGCAAGGCCCTCACCGGCGTTCACCCTGACCTTGTCCGCGTGATAGAGCGCGCCGACGAGCTCGGGGCCAAGTTCACCGTCGTTTGCGGCTGCCGCACCGAGGCAGAGCAAAAGCTGCTTGTCGCTCAGGGCAAGTCCAAGACGATGCGTTCACGCCACCGGACCGGCCATGCCGTCGATCTGGTCGACGAGCACTTCACGTGGCACGAGCACGAGATGAAGGCGTTGGCAGAGGTCGTGAAGCGCGCTGCTGCCGATGTTGGCGTTCCCGTCGAATGGGGCGGCGACTGGAAGTCATTCATCGACACGCCACACTTCCAGCTTCCAGCGGCACAGTATCCAGACGGTGAAGTATTCCACGCGGCGCCGGCCGTCGAGACGGTTGCGAGCTCGCCGCCAGCGCCAAACCCGCTGCACAAGTCAGGCACCATATGGGGCAGCGTCGGAACCGCTGCCGCAGGTGCTGCCGTCTACATCGAGCAGACCTTTCAAACCTTGCTGGATACCGCAACGAAGTGGTCGGAATACACCCCTATCCGTGCTATGTTCGGAGACATCAAGCTCGACGGTAAAGCGATCTCATTCGGGCTACTTGCCGGGTGTGTCGTGCTGATCGTCAGCAGGCGGGTGAAGGCGAGCCAGGAAGGGAAAGCGGGATGAGCAAAGAGCTTGCGAAAGCGTTGACTGAGGCGCTGTTCTCGCCGAACGAGATGGATCGCAATCTCGAATGCGCGAACGTCGTCGATGCCATGTTTGCTATCGCGCGGGCTCTTGATCGCATAGCTGATCAACTGAAGTGGCTTGGCAACGGCGATGCGACTACGTCGATGGGCGCCATCGAGGCGCTAGGAATGCACCTCGGCAAGAGCTTTGACGGCATTGCGGACGCCATAGAAAGAAAAGGCGAATGACCCTCCTCCTCCCCCTTTTGGCGCGCTACGGCCTGCCCATAGGTATCTCTGTCGGTTTCATCGTTGCGGTCTTTGCGTGGGACTCGTCTCGCGTCAACAAAGGCAGGCAGCTAGAGAGGGCTGCCGTAGAGCAACGAGGCGAAGCCAATGCCCGCAAAGCGGACGCTGCTCGCCGGGCTGTTGAGCGCGTTCCTGCTGACCGGCTGTGCGACAAATATTCCCGTGATTGCAGATAGCTCATGCAAGAGCTTCAAGCCGATCTCTTCCAGCAAGGCTGACACGGAGCCAACCAAGCGCCAGATCATCGCCCACAACAAGGTATTCGACACCATCTGCCCTGAGCCGAAGGTAGCGCCTGCAAAGGTAGCTGCCAATGGATGAGCGAGTGGCAATCATATCTGCTTGGGCAGATCGGAAGCGAGGTCTCCGAGATCAGATCGGACATCAAGTCGCTCAAGTCGCGCTTGGAGGAGTTGACCACCTGGCTCCAGCGTATAGCCCTCCTGATCGTCCTGTGGGCGGGGGCAGTCCTGACGAACATCGCCCCAGACAAGGCAGGGGAGATCGTGGCGACTCTGCTCAAATCGCTAAAGTGATGGACGTTGTGTGTTATGCGGGCTGGGGGATTCTAGCCATTGGCCTTGCTCGAGTGGCGTTCTGGCTCGTCATGCATTGGTGACGGGCCATCGCGAGTGGATTTGTTCAATGGACGCTTTTACTGATTACCGGACATTCGAGCCGCGCGGATTTGCGCCTCAAGTTCCGCGATCTTTTCATCTCGCGGGTCAGGTCCGATCCGCTGCCCGGTGGCACTGAAATAGCTGTCTTTCAGGCACTTGGGCCAACGGCGCACTTCATCGTCAACCGTCGCGAACACGCGCGCTAGCCAGTCGTCAGGTAGCTTGTCGCTCATGGCTGCTTTTCCATCTGACCGGAAGCCGGCCTATTTGATCGGGTTGCACTTGGGGCACGGACGCCCCCGCTTCAAACTCGAAACGCTCTCGTCCTCGTCAACCGTCAGCCACCCGCTGACGTGACCGCAGCGCGAGCACTTGAACTGCGCGCAGCCCTGGCCCGCGTCGACCACGTGCATCATGACGCGGCGCGGTCGAGAAGGCTTCTCGAACAACTCAGCTTGGCGCGGCATCGTCCTGCGGCCTCAGTGATTGGAATTGATCTGCGCACGTAGCGCCTTCACAAACGCGCTATCGTTGAACCCGCTTGGTAGCGTTCCGAGATAGCCACGGTCTACTGCCATCAGAAAATCTCGAATCGCAGAGGTTGGCGTTTCAGTGCCCCGTTGATCGAGCAAATCGGCAATAGCATCCTGCTCAGACTTACCCCATCCCATCGCGCCAGCGCGACCTGCATCAGGCGCGCCGTCGTAGGTGTCGTTATCAATCGCGTACCAGTCGCCAACCGGCGTGCGTTCTGTGCGGATTTTCATGTGGCACCCCTCAACTAGCGCGTTGCGCGCTTCTTCAAATACTGCCTCGCCTCGTAGAGGCGGCCCCGCACCTGATCGGCGGCGTCGGCGCGAGAAAGGCCCTGAGCTGCCACCACGCGATCAATCTGATTTGCCATGTCGATCTGCATTGCGCTCTCCCGTGTTCGACAATTAACGTGTATCAAATGTCCTAGGGCTTGTCAACAGCCACAAACTGGTGTATTTCAAAATCCAGGCAGATTGCAGACCATGAGCGAACGTGAGCAAGCGCAAAGTCCAACCTATCGAGAAGACCGACGACGGGCGAGACGATCTCGTTGGTTACGCCCGTGTATCCACCGAGGAACAGAACCTCGACATGCAGATCGCAGCACTACGTCGGGCAGGTGTCCGCGCTGACGCCATCCACACAGAGAAGACCTCCGGCGTGGCGATGCGCCGGCCCGGCCGTGACATCGCGGTCAAGATGTGCCGCCCTGGTGACACGCTTGTCGTGTGGAAGCTCGACCGCATCGGGCGCTCGCTCTACGACCTGTTGACGTTCATGCGCGAGCTTGAGGCGAAGGAGATCAACTTCTGGAGCTTGCAGGACAGCATCGACACCAAGACGCCAGCTGGTCGCGTGATGCTCGCCATGCTCGGAGCGTTCGCCCAATTCGAGCGCGACTTGATTGCGGAGAGAACGCGCGCAGGCGTGGCGCGAGCCAAGGAGCGCGGTGTAAAGTTTGGCCGCGAAAGCAAGCTCACTGCCGACGTGCGTTCCGAGTTTGAGAAGCGCTATCGGGCAGGGCAATCAGTGCCCGAGATCGCGCTGGCGCTCAAGATCAGCGAGCCCACATTCAGGCGGCACTATCCGGGCGCAGTGCTGGCCGAGCTACGTGCTGAGAAGCCCAAGCGCAGGAAATGAGAAGGAGAGGCAGCGATGAAGCCGGAAGGGGCCGAAGCATATCCGCTCGCGTGGCCGCAGGGTTGGCCGCGAACGGCCGAGCGCAATCGCTCGCGCTTCGACGGCACGTTCGCGAAGATCAGAGACGAGTTGTGGGCCGAGATAAGTCACCTAGGTGGTCGGTATCCTGTGCTCAGCACAAATATTTTGTTCAAGCGCGACGGAATGCCTTACGCCGGTCAGAAGGAGCCGACTGATCCTGGCGTCGCCGTTTACTTCGAGCGGCGCGGGCGACAGATGGTGTTCGCCTGCGACAAGTGGGATCGCGTGCAGGACAACATGAGGTCGATCCAGCGCTCCATAAAAACCATCCGTGGCATTGAGCGCTGGGGTGCGTCGGAGATGATGGAGAGAGCGTTCCAGGCATTTGAGGCGCTGCCTGCGCCGGACACCTGCTGGTCGATTCTCGGTGTGCGTCCCGGCTCAAGCCGAGAGGACGTTGAGCGCGCATACCGCGACAAGGCGAAGCGAGCGCACCCCGATCATGGTGGCTCTGACGCTGCGATGGCGGAATTGAACCGAGCGCGCGATGAAGCGCTTTCGGTGAATTGAAGGGGAGGCTGCGCGTGGCCTGGAAGATCAGCAAGGCTGAAGTCAGCGAAGCTCGACGGCGCGGGTGGCAGACTAGACGTGCGAAATACGGACAGTCCGGGCACGACAGCACGTATTCGCGCTCTACGGTTGATCTCAGCACAGCGGTTCGTGACCGCATCAGGCTGGCTCGGTTGGCTGCTGTGCTCCACGGTGACGGCGTGCTGACCGAGGCTCAGATTGCTCGGATCATCGACGTCGATCTAGTGCGCATTCGCAGCATCGTAGACGAAGGGCATGCAAGCCTTACCTATCGTCCGCTGCAAGGTGCGTGGGGCTCTGGCGTCATGCGTCGGATCAACAAACAAGCAATCGAATAGGAGGCCAGCAGTGGATGAGATCGCGAAGCGCCAGTACGCCGCGCCGATCATTGGCGCTGATTGGACCGTCAGCGCGGAGGATTTGATTGCCGTTACGCTGAGCATAGCGCTCAGTCAGAATGTCCCGCACTGGCCTGGAGCGACGGACGAGCAGGTATCTGCCGTTGCCAAGGAAGTGATCGCCGCGCTCGACGGACGACCGATGGCGCAAGCAACGGCAAGGCTGAACTTCAAGCCGAAGACTTGAGGGCATGGCAATGTGCGGACTGTGCGATGCCTACTCTGAGCCGGATGGGACCGATCGCGTATGGCGAGTGTGCCGAGCGCTACTATGCGGCAAGATGGAAATTGTCGACCGTAGCACTTTGCAACCGAGTTATTGATCAGGAGGCGGTCGTGGCGGACCTTCGTGGGTATCTCAGCAGCATGATCGAGCCGGGGTGCAGCTATTCTCACGGGTGCTATGCCGATGGCCATCACAGCGACGCTGATTTCATCATGGCCGTATCGTCAGACTACGACCGCCTCACAAGCGTTTCAGAGATCAGGCGCGGCTACTGCCGCACCCTCCGTGGAAGGCTGCACTTCACGACGAAGAAAGGTCGCGGGGCTTCGCCAGTGACATGGACGGAATGGTGAAACTAGAATGAGGAATGGCGCGTGATCGCGGCGCTCTACGTCGAAACAAACGGCTGCTACTACGGTTTGCCGGACGTGGACCCGTGGGACATCGTGCACGTCAGTCATCGCCCCTCTCCCTCCCCGCCCAAAAACAGCCGACCACAAACCCGAACAGCCAGAAGCCCCAGTTGATCGCTATCGCCTCAATCATCTGACCCCGCTCGGCGGTAGCCTCCGCGCTTCCAGTCGTATTCCATGCCGTCCGGCGGTCGGCGAAACCCGCTCTTGCGCTCGACGCCGAAGTGCTTCGCGCCGGCACGCTTCCCCTTCGCGACCTCGCTGGTGTCCTTGGCGGCTTTGATGCGGTCGCAGCTTTCGAGGATCGGCCACAAATTGTCTGCCGTCTCCTTGCCGCCCTCGGCGTGCCTTGCCCCGTGGTCTGCCCGCCATTTCGTCGTGGCGGGATTGAACGGCAGCCCGCATCCGCACGAGCAAATCATGTAGATGCCGCCGCGCTTGTTCGTCCTGGCGTGGCGCTCCAGGCAGAGCGCGCGGGCTTTGGAGCTGTTGCGGCTCATGTTGCATGCCTCCCCATCTGCCGCTCGCGGCGCGCGTTGGCGTCTGACGACTGCCATTCGGAAAATTTCATTCGAACGTATTCCATCTGGACTTTTCGCAGGTCTGCCTCAGCGCGAGCCTTTACAATTTCTTCAACGTGTTCATACCATTTGTCGCTCGCCTTGACTTTCATTTCGGCTGCGGAAACGCTCTTCTCCCCAAGAGCCAGCATCATCTTGGAAAGAACGGCCGACTTGGTTTCCTCCAACAGATTCGCTGCCGCATTGGCGTCAACCCAGGCTTTCGCGACTAGCCGGAATTCCTCGCTGATCGGCCTCTCGTGCGCCGGCATCTCCCCCACCGGCCCCTTCGCTCTCGCTCTCTCGCTGATGCTTGTCATGCTCTTCCCACCAGTCGCAGGCGTTCCAAATAGACACTAGGCGCGCGTAGTTGTGGCTCTTCACGTTCTGGCAGCGATGCCCGGCGCTCCGGTAAATGCACTGCTTGCACGTGAGGTAGGGGACGGACATAGGGTCACTCGGCTGCCTTTGCCTGGATCATCTCGAGCGCTGCCGTCCGACCGTCCTCATCCATCGCAACGATTGCAGACGAGAACTCGCGCTCGACCTCGGCCGCAGGTTTCGTGTCGAGCGCCCGCTCGATCTCGCGCAAAACGGCCTGCTGATCGACAGGTGCAGACAGATCCTCGCGCTTGGCTGCGAGCTCGTCGTTCACGATCTCAGCCCAGCGTGTCGCCATGCTGGCGATCTCTGCCTCGTTGTCGCTCTCGATGCGGTCGATGTCCTCTTTCGTCGTCGCCTTCGCGATCTGACGCCTGATCTCGTCAAAGACACCTTGCGTCCCGTCGCGCTTGCACTCGGCCGACGATTTGCGCTTTGGCGTCAGACCGATGTCATGCAATTCCTCGGCGACGTAGAGGCCAGACAGCACGTCGGCTGCGCCGTCACGGGCAGCGAAGCCGCGAGCGCGCATCTGGAGCATGCGATCCGGGTACTGCTTCCACGGGCCTGCTTTGCCCCACAGGCCGGCGATTTTGGCGTCACCGATAGTGAACCGACGCTCGATCTTGGTCCCGTCTGGGCGGACAACGCAGCATGTCGCGCCGCGCGCATCCTCTACGCCGTCCATGGTCTCGATGATCTTGAACCCGCGCGCCAGCAGCAGCGCCGGCACCGCATCGCCCCAGATGGCAGGCCGCCCGTTCACAACCGCGATGCGCTGGATAGCCTGCATCGGAGGAAGCCCGATCTCGGCCCCGTGCATGATTGCAATGGTGATCTGCTCTGGCGACCTCATGCCGTTCGGCGCTAGGCCGCTTGCGGCAACCGCCTTGGCGATCCTGAACACCTCTTCGACAGTATCAGGAATGATCGCCTGAACCCGTCCGCCAGCGCGCAGCGGCACCACTGTCGGCGGAATAATTGCTACGTCGCTCATCGTCTCACCACCTCTGCCTTGATGCCTGCCTGCTGGACGATGGCGACCATGCGTCCGCGCAACTCGTCCAACTGCTGCTGAATGTCGGTCTGCTTCTGCTTGCTCGCGACAACCGCCTCATCGATCTCGGCGTTGACGGAAAGTCTGGCCTGCTCGATCTTCGCCTCGGCGCACTGCTCCTGAACCAGCCGGCCTTGAAGCTCACTGATGGACTTGTGCAGCTTGTCCAGGCTGACGGGGAGTTGCGCCACTTTCTCAGTGGTCGGAACCTCAGCCGTCTTGCCGGCGCCGGACAGCAGTTCTGAGAGAGCCCAGGCCATCACACCCAACCTTTGTGTTCGTCGCGAAGCCGCTTCATCTCGCGTCTGAACTGCCACTCTTTGATCAGCGCAAACCCGATGGCGACGGCGCAGGCAATGCCGACGTAGAACTCGAGGTCGTTCATGACTGCACCTCGACCTTGGTGACCTCGACGCCGAACTCCTGGCTCTCTCCGTCGTCGTGTCCGTGCCGATGCGTGATGAAGCCGTGAATGGTGCGGCTTTTGAGTTTCATGACTGCGCCTCCATAGGTAGAAGGATGCGCTTTCCGCGCTCGGTGATACGGATTTTCCTGAACGACCTCTCGCGTGTCAGCTCTGCCGACAGGTGGTCGATGCGCTTCTGCAATCCCTTGATAGATTCGCGAAGAACGTCGTTCTCGTCGCGTCTTTCGACCAGACGCCGCTCTTTAATGCCCAGCTTGACCTCGAGATTTCGAAGCCGTCGCTCAAGTTCGTATGCAGATGCCATCTCAACTCTCCCGCCACTGATAAAATTGCCGTCTCTCCGGCTGCCGCACCACTTGGTCATCCGAACCGCCCCAGGTGTCGGGGCCGCTTGTTGCGGTGGAAGCGCCGGCACGCCGCGCCGCATTGCTGCGGCTGTAGACCGATCACGAATGCCGGGCGTGATCGGAATTGATTGGCCGGCGGCTCCTCGGCGTTACGCCCCGCAACGCAACTCCCCGCTATCCGAAGAGCCACCGGCCTGACCCGCTCTCTGATGCGGAGAGCAGGTGTTCCCTCTCAAACTGATTCAAGTTCCCGCATCTCGGCAGCGTAGGCTTTCGCCGCTTCCTGCCGCTCTCCAGCAAGGCCGCTTACAATGCCATGCCCGTAGTCGCTGTCGATGTAGGCAACAGCTGTCGTCCAGAGCAGCCTGCATCCAAGGTCGTTCGAGCTCAAAGCGCGCTGCTCGGTAATGCGCTCGCCATCGAAGATGACCGCTTCCAGCGGGTGACCGTCGAATCGGATTGCAAGCTCGGCATCGCACTCGAGCACTGCGCTCCCGATCGGCAGCATCAGAACGGCGTCGATCTTCATGGAGGTGTCGCGCATGTCACGCGCTCCCCAACAGACGCTTGACCCGCTTGTGTAGCTCGGCGTCTTTTGCCTGCCACGGGTAGCCTTCGGAAAGATCGCGGATCAGGTCGGCCGTGGTATCGACGACTTCGACTTTCATCAGCGCGGCAACTTCATCAGCGCTCATACTGACGACATACTCGGCCTGCGTTCCGCACCGTGGGCACTCCGTGTGCCAATCGCGGTCCCAGCGTTTTCCGCACGTGCTGCATCTTGTGATTGCCATTGTCACCTCCTGAAACTTCTCCGCAGCGCACATCCCGCAGAGGTCGAAATCTTCAATCGGATGAAACGCGCCATGCTTGGCGCAGACGTAGGACATTGCCCCTCTCCATCTCTGGCACCGGGACCGCTGGTCTGGGCTGGCGTCCCCCGCTGGAGTCTCGTGGTCACCAGCGGCCCCGGTATTCGTGAAATTAACTTGAGCCGTCGCCGGAGCCGTCGCCGTCGCCGTAGCCGGAGCCGTCGCCGTCGCCGTCGCCGTCGCCGTAGCCGGAGCCGTCGCCGTCGCCGTCGCCGTAGCCGTAGCCGTCGCCGTCGCCGTAGCCGTCGCCGTAGCCGTAGCCGTAGCCGTCGCCGTCGCCGTCGCCGTAGCCGTAGCCGTAGCCGTCGCCGTAGCCGTAGCCGTAGCCGTAGCCGTAGCCGGAGCCGTCGCCGTAGCCGTAGCCGTAGCCGGATCCGTCGCCGTAGCCATTACCCTCGGTAGACATTGGCCGCCTCCCACGCCTCGACGGCCCCTCGGTAGACATTGGCCGCCTCCCACGCCTCGACGGCAACGGCAGTGCATTCGGAAACAGATGTGATCTTGCGAAGCTGCATCTGCTCGACACGAGCGCCGATGCGAGAGCCTTTCACCGGGCCCTCCGAAGCAAGGCCGCCGAAGCCGCCTTGCGTGCTCGGCCAGTAGATGCAGTTGCGGGCGTTGGTGAGCGTGATGGTATCGCCGCTGGTGTCGTTGGCGTAGCCAAAAAAGACGCCTCGATATTCCGTGGTCACCAGGACCGGCCGACCTGTTCGCTTAGCTGCCATGGTTTGCAATCCCCTCTCTGTGTCTTTCACCCGGCACCAGCGGCCCCGGTGATAGATGCAACCTAGTTGGGGTCGCCCTACAAGTCAACAGCTAATTTTAGGCGATGCCCTACAGGCTGTGCATAACCTTGATTATCAACACAACATTTTGTACGCCGCTTGACTTGTAGGGGTATTCCGTCATAGGGTCAGACCATGACCGATGACCTCGACATCCTTGCCCAGATTGACGCATTCTGCGCCCGGCATGACCTGGCGGAGACGCGGTTCGGGCGTATGGCGTTGCATGACCCTAGCTTTGTCTATCGCCTGCGTGCTGGAGCCGACGTGCGCCGCAGCACGATCATGAAGATTCGCAAGTGGATGGCCGATTATCGCCCTTCTCGCCCAAGGCGGCGGGCCGAGGGAAACGCCGTCGCCGCGTAGCGTCCAGTAACCCGTAGCGTTGAGTGCGTCACTGCCGGCAGCGGCAGCGGATCGATTGCGCGTGTGCGGAGCCCCGCCGGAGTTAGGGGCTATAGCATGGACCGCACACGAATAGGGAACCGGCCCCGCCCTCGATCTGCTCCATCTGACGGTCAGTGCCCCGACTGGCCGGCGCAAATGCCGGCCGCTTTCTCGGGGATCGTCTGTAGCGGTGCGTAACGAATGACGGCGGCCCCGAAGCCCTTCGGGAACCGCCGTTGGTGGGGATGCTGGTCGAGCATGCTCGCACCGATACGCGCGGCAGAAGGAGGCCGCATACAGATGACCGATATAGCAAATCGCGGCGCTGATGGCAATTCGGCAACGTGTCAAGAGGAACCGGACTACCTCGCAATCCACAATCCAACGTCAGTCCAGCTCGCCCAATGGGACGATTGGGCTTTGCAGGCAGCGGAAATGCTCGAGCGCCACGGCTGGATCAGGAAGCGCATTGGAGCCGGGCTGCACATGCAGCATCCGTTTTTTCTCGGGGGCGAGGCATGAAACCTTGCAAGGTCTGCGGCGAGGAGTTCGAAACTCCGAAATCCCCGAACGGTCGCCGTCGCGAGATCTGCGACAAGTGCCGTGCCCAGGTGGACCCGCACGGCTTCATGCTCAAGCCCTGGATTGCCGAGAACAGGCGACGCAAAGAGGTCCGGGACGCCCGCGAGCGCATGCAGCGTATCGCCGTTCTCTCATCCGCCTAGAACGCATTCGGCCCCGCCGGGGAGCGAGGCCGAGAGCACGTTGGGTTGCGATGCTGGCTTGGAAACCGAGGCTGTTATGCCAGAAGCGAGAGAAAATTTCAAGCTGAAAGGCGCGAAATTCGTGCGGTTTTATCCCGCCGATTGGCGCTCTGGATGCTTCGGAATGTCTCTCGAGCAAGAGGGTCTGTACGTCCGCATTTGCGCGTTCGTCTACGAAACCAACCGCCGCCTGCCGCTCGACGATAGCACCGCGGCGAAATTCATGGGGCTGCACACGAATGCCTACCGAAAGGTCAGAGACCAGCTCGCCGGCATCGGCAAGATCGAGCGCGAGACAGACGGATGGACCGTCAGACGCGTCGAGAAAGAGCTTGTCGCGGCCATCGGGCACAGCCCGTCCAGCGATCAGGAAAGGGGCGTCGTCGGACAGGCTGATCAGAACACCCAGGGGGAAACCCACCAGGATACCCTAGGGGTTACCCCCCCAGATACCCCCCCAGATACCCATGGGGTTACTATGGGGGTATTTTCAGAAAACGGCAACAAAATCAATGGGCCTTCTATAGAGCCAATAGCCAATAGCCAAAAGCCAGTAAAGAACCCCCAAACCCCCACGGGGGCTTCGGACGACATGCCGAGCCATGTGAAGCCGGTTTTGTCATGGAACACCCATTTCGCCCCGGTCGATGATCCAAGTTCCCATGCCGGCGTGGTCCGCAACGAAGCCGGATCGATTGCCCTCGTGAACGGAACCTATCTGCGCTGGCTGGAGAAGTTCGGAAACGACGCGGAGCGGCTCGAGCTCGCGCTCGTGACCGTCTCCGGCGAGATCAACATCACCAGCCGCAAGCCGCTCGCCGCCGACGTTGAATCCCGCCTCGCTCGGCTGCTGGCAGACAAGCTGGATCGCGACAAGCGCTATGCCTCTGCCGCCGCTGGGAAGACACCGCAGACATTCAACGCCAACGTGAAAGCCATGCTCGAGGAGATGGGAGTTAAGTAAATGCGCACGATGTCACCGGCAGAGTTTATTGAGGCCCTGAGCCGCCACTACGGGAAGCGCCACGAGAGCCCAGGAGCCGCGAAGGTCTGGCTCAAAGAGATGGTCGATAGCGTCAAGCACACGGATCATCAGGTGCTGGCAGAGACCTACCGCCTGATCCGGGAGCAGTACGAGGAACGGGCCTTCCCACTACCTGCCACGCTGCGCAAGTTCACCGAGCGCGCTGCGCAGATCATCCACCCGGAACACAAACACCACTCGCCAGTCGAGCACGGCCTACCCCAGCGCTGCCAGCGCGCACCAGACACCCCAGAGCAGCTTGAAATCTACCGGCTGGCGAACGAATGGCAGCATTGGGTGAAGCAGGAATACGGCGATTGGGCGAACTACTGGCGCGCGACGAAGCACATGCGCCGCGAGGAAGGCATGGCCGGACGGGCATCTCCTGAAAAGCCGATCCCGGAGCTTCCTGTGGCAAACCGGGACTACTTCGCCAAGCTGCCGAAATGGAACGCAGGCAGCCTTTCCGACGTGACGAAGCGGATGACTGGAGACCGCGAATGACCAACACCTCCACCATCAACGAGCACGCCCGGAAGATCGCCGGCCTGATGTCCCAGATCGAGGACATCAAGATCGAGATGACGGCGGCTTTCGAGATCGCCGAGCAGCAGGGCATCTCAGCCAAGACCCTCCGCAAGGTCGCGAAAGAGATGATCATGGACAGCGAGAAGCTGGAGAAGCGGCTCGAGGAAGAGCAGCAGCTCGACATGTTCCGTTCCGCAGTCGGCCTGCTCGAGCAGAAGGGGATTGCAGCGTGACACGCAGGGAGGTCATCGGAGCTTGCGAGCTGTACCTTGGGGATTGCAGGGAGATCCTGCCAACGCTGCCGAAGGTCGATGCCGTGGTCTGTGATCCGCCTTACGGGATTGGCGAGGCGGCAGGGGCGAACAAAAGCCGTTCCAAGCCGATGAAGGGGCATGAGTTGAAAATGCCCGGCAAAACGATCATCGCCCACGACTACGGCTGCAGCGAGTGGGACGACGAAACCGCAGACGCCGCCGTCTCTATGGCCGTTGAGCAAGCCAAGTGGGCAATCGTGTTCGGCGGCAACTACTACGACCTTCCGCCGACGTCATGCTGGCTGATTTGGGACAAGCTCAACGGCGATAGCGACTTCGCAGATTGCGAAATGGCGTGGACGAACCTGCCGAAAGCTGTGCGTCGCATCCGGTTTCTGTGGAACGGCATGTTGAGGCGAGAGCGCGACATTCAGCGCGAGCACCCAACACAGAAGCCAGTCGATGTGATGAAGTGGTGCATCGAGCACCTCCCCGAGCCCAACTACACGATCCTAGATCCTTTCATGGGCAGCGGCACAACAGGCGTTGCCGCCGTTAAACTCGGCCGCTCCTTCATCGGAATTGAGCGCGAGCCCAAATACTTCGACATCGCCTGCCGCCGTATCGAAGCCGCCTACAAGCAGCCTGATCTCTTTGTCGAGCAGCCCAAGCCTAAGCCCGTTCAACTCTCCCTTATGGACGCCGCAGAATGAGCGACGACTTCAACACCTACCCTGACCCTGTCTGTGGAGCTTTCTTCATCGCCATGAAACGCAAGGGCATCACCATACCCAACGTGACCGTGAAGGACGGCAAGGTCATCGTAAAGCCTCCCCGCATGTCCGTCTCCAAGCGGATCGCTGTCTCGAAGTCGAAGCGTGTCCGCGTGACGCGAAAGACCAAAGGAGCGCAACGGCCATGAGCGACAACAGCGGACTTTATGACGTTCACACTATTGCTAACGAAAAGTTCCGCATCTGGCATTCGACTGGAACGCTGGAGTGCATGGAAAACGGCGTGTGGAAGTCGATACCGGAGCCGGCGCAGGTCGTTTGCCTGGCTGCCATGATGATGGTGCGACCGGATATTAGGGACGTAATTTCAACTCTTCGCAAGAGTGTCAACAAGCCATGAGCAACCACGACATCGCGCAATGGCTGCTCATCATCCAGTGGGCCTTGATCGCCTGCATATGGATCGATGCCGCCCTCCGCGCTCGAGACAAGGGAGAGAAGGGATAGCCATGGACCTCGGACAGATTTTCAAAATCGAATTCACCATCATGCCCGGCAAGAGCGGGACTTTCGTCATCCGTCTAGGGTCTCGCGAGAGCGGGAACCTACCGGAGGTGTGGGGTTTTACATCAGTGGCGGACTTGATGCGGTTCCTTCAGCAGCACGCCGACGCCACCATGAACGAAAAGGCAGTCGGCCCCGCATTCACCGTCGATGCCAAGGGAAATCGGCTTCACGACTGACAGCCTACCGCGTGTGCCGGCGTTAACCGGAGACAGACCATGAGCAACCGCCTCAACGTGTACCAGACGCCACCGCAGGCCGAGCACCGCGCGCTCGACGACTGCCGCCGCGCCAGCATCAAGGCCGCCCTGCCTCGCTCCAGGCTGCGCAAGCCGTCTTTCGGCCGCGTCTCGGCTCCCCTTGCCCACGGCTACATCTACGCGGAGGGAAAGCCTGCCGACACCCCGTACATGCGTGGCAAGCCCATTGGCAGCGTCACCCGCGGCGAAATCGCGAAGCTCTGGGCTCACTGCCGCGTTCGCCAGATCGCCCGCCCTGAGAACCCCTACAAGGCCGGGGATCACGTCATCATCGCCAAGGGTGGTTTCGCTGAGGTCCGCGCGAAGGTGATCGAGACCAGATCCCGCTCCTGCATCGTGGCTTTCGATCTGCTCGGCAAGACGCATCAACAGGCCATGAGCTACGCCCAGCTTCGACCGGGTTGACATTCACGGCGAAAATGCGGCATAAAGCGCAATCGGACGAGCCGCTGATCTCAGCGTGCGGCCCCGGCTCCGGCAAATAGCTGTTGAGCACCATATCCAGAATTGCGCCTGAAACTATGACGGCCGCAGGTAGAGCTTTCGCTCCGACCGCGGCCGTTGACGCATCACAACGCTGAACCTGACGCCACCATAGCGAAACATGTGAAAATCACACGTTATGATCCAGCAATTTGCCGCACAATTCGGCGCATTCATCCAGGCGATGCTGCTCCTATGGGTCACGATCACTCTGGCCTGCTGCGGCATCCTTGCCTTGACCAGCACCACGAATTGGCTGGCTCGGAAGTACGGTCACCGCGATGCCTAGCCGCGCGGCTGCGCTCATCGCTTTCACGCTCGCGCTCTCTGCGTGTGCAAAAGACATTGAGAATTGTGACTTCCCGGAAGGCCGTCCAGCGTCAGCCTGCAAGCTACCGAGGATCGCGCCATGAACCAAAGTCACGTCAAAGCCGCTAAGGCCGCCGGCTTCGTTGCTACTGCCCTGACCGCCCTTGTTACTGCCCGCTTCGGCTGGATGCAGGGCGAGGACATCATCACGTGCATCGTCTATGCCGGCGGTCTGGCACTTGCCAGCTTCCTTGTCGGCTATGGACTCGTATTCGCTTGGGCATCCCACAAGGCCAAGCTGCCGATCGCCATCACGGCGTCCTGCGTCTTCATCTTCGCCATTGCCGTCGCCGTCGAGATCCTGAGCCACATCGGCTCGGCTGCCTCCGCTCGCACCCACGACATCGAGCAGGCCACGCAGCAGACAACCACCTACACCGACACCAGGGCCGAGTTGGACCGCGCCCGCGCTGAACTCGCGACCATTCCTCCCGGTCGCGCGCCCGCCTCCATCAGCGCTGATATGGCCACCCTCGAGTCCCGGCCCTGGTTCTCTCAGACGGCAAGCTGCGCCACGCCCGGCAGCTACGCCAATTCCTGCAAGCGCTATCAGTCCCTCAAGGGCGAGCTTGGAGCCGCACAGCGCCGTGCTGCACTGGACGCCAAGGTTGAGAAGCTGACCGCAACCAGCGCCACCACCACGGCCGGCCACAGCGTCGTTGCCAGCCAGACCAAGGCCATCGCCGCCTATGCGTCATGGAACATCAAGCCCAGCCAGGACGATCAGACCAAGACCAACATGGCGATCACCCTGCTGCTCGCCTGCTACTTTGTCAGCATGGGCCTGCTCAACCTTGTCGCGCACGCTCTCGACGGCGTAGGTGGCAACCCGACTGGCGGACAGCGCACCGACATTGACCGCGGCAACGTCTTCGACTTTCGCGGGACGCAAGCGCCGCCGGCCAACGATGACACCAGCTGGGCCAAGGCCATCCTGAACGCTACTAAGGCAGCCTAACGGCAGATCTGCTGCCAGTAGCACCTTGACCCGTCACACACGCAGGCCCCAATCTGGCACCCGATCTGAGGAATAGGGGGTATCCCACATCTGAAGTTCGCACGCTGAACCATTGGCGAGTACGGACGTTCTACCGGCTTGACCATCACACCAGCAGACAGCAGCAGCGCAGCGAGCATCTGACCCTCCCTCGGAAAGGCACAGCGTACAAATGACACCCGACGAGATCAAGGCAAAGCTCGATACTCCGGACGCCGAGATCCGCCTAAACGAGACCGCCGGCTGGTACTGGATCAACGTCACCCGCACTCACAACGGGCACCGCCACACACACACCATCCGCCTCGATCTTGAGCCGTCAGACGCTCAGATCCTAGACGCCTCAGACGCTATCCAAGCCTGGTGGTCCGAGACCATCAATCCATAAGCCCCGCATTGTCTCCATGCTCTGGTCGAACACCACGAAATGACTGTTGCCACTCAGCTTCGCAATCAACTCGACATGCTCCCTCGCATCGACCTCGACAATTGCACCAAGCGGGAACACGAAACCACCAAGGCGAACCTCATCCGGGTCGGTTCCCAGGTGCAGCGGATCGCCGATGAATGCCACGACTGACATGGCTCGATAACTCTGGAATGATCACTATTGTTGCACGTGAAACAGATGACCGTTGAAACAGGTGAAACCGAACCTGCTAAGAGGTGCTTCGGCAACCCTGCCACAAGGTTCAAGCCCGGCGTGTCAGGAAACCCCAACGGCAGGCCCAAAAAAGCACAGCAAATCGTTGAGAAAGCCCAGGATAACGCCGAGAAGGCGCTGAAGGCTCTCATCGACCTCATGGGCTCAGACGACGAGCGCGTGAAGCTTGCTGCCGCAATGGCAATTCTCGATCGTGGCCTTGGTAAGCCAAAGCAGACCATCGACGACGGACGGAAGCAGGAAATCGGGGACTACAGCACTGACGAACTCAGAGCTATCGCGGGAATCAGCAGCGCGAGAACTATTGAGGCGACGGCTAGCCCAACAGAGCCTGATCGCTTTCAGTAGGTACACTTTCCCCCACTACTTTCCGGCACCGCACCACGACATGATCGCGGAAAAGCTGGAAGCGGTCGCAGCGGGAAAGATCAAGCGCCTCCGCATTCACATGCCACCGCGTCACGGGAAGAGCGAGCTTGCGTCAAAGCGCTTTCCGGCTTGGTTCATGGGGAACCATCCGCGCCGCCATGTGATCGCAGCGTCATATAACTCGGATCTCGCCGCAGACTTCGGCCGCGAGGTCCGCAACATCGTTGGATCGCCTAAGTACAAGAACGTTTTCGACACCACGCTTGCTGAGGACAGCTCAGCCGCCAATCGCTGGCACACGCAGCACGGTGGAATGTACGCAGCGGTAGGTATCGGAACAGCAACCACCGGACGCGGCGCGCACATCCTGCTGATCGACGATCCCTTCAAGGACCGCGAGGAAGCAGACAGCGAGACGCAACGCGAGAAAGTCTGGCGCTGGTACACGTCGACTGCCTACACCCGCCTCGAGAGCGACATTCGCAGAGATGAGATCCTCGAGGACGATAAGCTCTGGCACGAGTTGCTCGACGACATCGGAGACGGCAAGGCTGAGCCGTTCGAAGGAGCGATTGTCGGCATCTGCACACGCTGGCACGAGGACGATTGGGCTGGTCGCGTCGAAGCTGCGGAGAACAACGGCGGCGAGAAATGGGATGTTCTCGATCTGCCGGCGATCCTGAGCGACGGGCGCGCACTGTGGCACGCCAAATACCCAATCGAGACGCTGAATAAGATCCGCATTGCCATTGGAGAGCGTGACTGGTCCGCGCTCTATCAGCAGCGGCCAACGCCTGACGAGGGCGACTACTTCAAGCGCGAGTGGTTCCGCTACTACGACAAGCTGCCTCAGCATATGCGCATGTACGGCGCTTCCGACTACGCGGTGACGGCAAAGGGCGGCGACTACACGGTGCATGCGGTCTGCGGCGTTGATCCTGATGACAATCTCTACGTCGTCGACATCTGGCGCGGCCAGGCCGAAAGCCATGTGTGGGTCGAGCAGTTCCTCAACATGGTGCATCAGCACAAGCCGCTGAAGTGGGGCGAGGAGAACGGCCAGATCATCAAGTCGCTCGGCCCGTTCATCGACAAGCGCATGAGAGAGCGCCGCGTCTACTGCCAGCGCGAGCAGATGAGCAGCGTCGCCGACAAGCCGACCAGAGCGCGTTCGTTCCAAGCTCGCGCGTCCATGGGAAAGGTCTATCTCCCGCATAATGCGCCGTGGGTTGCCGATCTGATGAGCGAATTGCTCACGTTCCCGGCCGGCAAGCACGACGACCAGATTGATAGTCTCGGCCTCATCGGGCGCATGCTCGACACGATGGTTGGCGGTCGCGCCCCGAAATCAGCGCCGAAGCCAGAGGATCGCTGGTCGGCAGCATGGGCCCGGCGGAAGAACGAGAATAGCTCGTCGAGTTGGAAGGCGTTGTGAGTAATTCATTTCACAAAGTGTCGCAAAATCACCTACTGACACTTCACCACGCGGAATAATGTTCTAAATGGCTGATGCCATGCTGTCCGCCACGGACGCCAAAGAGGCGACGCGGTACGACGACGATCCAGGAAGCAAGACATCGCTCGCCACGCTCGTCGCGTGGGTTGAGGATGCCGAGGAAACCACGAACAACGCGCGCAAGCTCTCCGAGCGCGATCGGGATTACTACGACCACATCCAGCTTACGGCCGAAGAGAAGAAAACCCTTCGTGACCGCGGCCAGCCCGATGTCATCATCAACCGCATTAAGCCAAAGATAGATTACCTCTGCGGCTTCGAGGCAAGCAACCGCACCGACCCGAAGGCGTTCCCGCGCACACCTCAGGATGAAGAGGCGGCCGGCGCTGCCACCGATGCGCTGCGCTATGTGAAGGACAAGGCTGACCTAGACCCGAAGTTCTCTCAGGTCTGGGAAAACATGCTGATTGAGGGATTCGGCGGCATTGAGCTTGTCGTCGAGGAGGGGCGTGACGGCAACGTTGAGATCGCTGCGAAGACGTGGGAGTGGGATCGGCTCTTCTACGATCCGCACTCGCGCAAGCTAGATTTCGAGGACGCGCGGTATGTCGGCGGCTATGTTTGGATGGATGCCGAGGACGCCAAAGAGCGCTGGCCGGACGCAGCCGAGGTTATCGAGCGCACGATCAACGAATCATCGTTCTCCCAGACCTACGACGACCGCCCGCGCTGGAAGACCTGGATTAGCGGCAAGACCCGCAAGAGGGTCCGCATTGTCCAGATGTACCACCTGGAGAATGGGCAGTGGTGGTACTGCATCTTCACCAAGGGAGGGAAGCTAGACAGCTATCCCGTTCCGTTCGTCGACCAGGACGGACGCTCGTGGTGTCCGCTGCTGCTGCAATCGACCTACGTCAACCGCCAGAACGAGCGCTATGGCCTCGTTCGGATCATGGTCGACGTGCAAGACGAGATCAATAAGCGCCGCTCGAAGGCTCTGCATCGCCTGACGATGCGCCAGGTGGTGATGGAGGAAGGCGCGGTCAACGACGTTGACGATGCGCGCGCCGAGCTTGCCAAGCCGGACGGCGTGATCCGCGTCAATCCAGGCTTTCGCTTCGAGCCGCTCGACCACAACGACCAACTCCGCGGCGAGTTCGAGCTTCTCCAAGAATCGAAGAACGAGATTGAGCTACTCGGCCCCAACGCCGCAATGCTGGGCAAGGATAAGGACGCCCCGAGCGGCCGCGCGATCCTCGCCAATCAGCAGTCAGGTCAGACCGAGATAGCGCTGATCCTCGATCGGCACCGCCACATTAAAAAGCGGACCTACATGCGGGTGTGGGATCTCATTCGTCAGTACAAGAACGAGGAATGGTGGGTCCGCGTCACCGACAACGAGAAAAACGTTCGGTTCGTCGGCTTCAACCGTCCCGTCACGATGGCAGAGGAGCTTGGCAAACGCCTTGAATCGCAGGGCATGCCGCCACCGCAGATCGAAGCGACGATGCAGCAGATGCAGGCCGACCCGATGCGCGGCCCGATGCTGCAACATGTGATCCGCACCGAGAACCAGCCCACGCAAATGTGGATGGACATCACAATCGAGGAAGTTGCCGACACGGCGAACATCCAAGAGGAGCAATTCCAGGCGCTCACTGCGCTTGCTCCCGCCGTGGTGTTCCCGCCGTCCGTCTACATCAAGGCGTCGAGCCTGCGGAACAAGGAAGAGCTGCTGCAAGAGCTGGAAGGCGCGAAAGCCTCGCCTGAGCAGCAGGAAATGAACCGCATCATGACCGAGCTGAACCTGAAGAAGGCGACGGCCGAGACCGAGAAGATGGTGGCCGAGGTCGAGAAGCTCGAGGCCGATACGAACAAGGTGAAGCTCGAGACGGACATGCTTCAGCAGCCGCTCGGGATCATCACGCCGCCGCAAGTCGCAGGCGAGCAACCTGAATCAGTAGAAGCGTCTCCGCCGCCGGGAGCACCGGGCGCAATGCAAGAGCAGTCGATGCCGCCGCCGGGCTAATCGGGCGTTTTGGAGCTGAGCAAGGATGAGCGAGCAAGCAACGTCTCTGGACGCACTGCTGGACGACAGGGCCCCCACGCAAGAGCAGCCGGCAGCACCGGTTGAGCAGCGCACGGAGCCTCAGACGGGCGATAGATCGAGCGAGGCGACGCCGGCCGACGCAAGCGCACAGCACAGACAGAGCGAAGACGGCCCGCTGGTTCCACGCAAGGCTCTCGAGGACGAGCGCAAGAAAAGGCAAGACTACGAGCGGCGGCTACAGGAGATTGAAAGCAGGCTCCAGCCGCAGCGCGAGCAACAGCCGCAGCAGCCAAAGCCGCGCGGGATCACGCCTCAGGAACTCGAAAACCTGATGTGGACCGATCCGGCGCAGTACACCGCGATCGTAACGCAGTACGCGGCACAAACGGCAGCAGCGGAGGCACGGCGAGAGGCGGAGACGTTCGCTCTGTCTCGTGAATTGGACAAGTCGCAGCGACGGGCCGAGAAGACGCACGGAAAGGAGACGGTGACAGCCGCGCTTCAGGCCGTGAAGCAGACCAACCCGGCACTGCTCAACAAGTTTATTCACGAGGATGACGACGCCTACGAGGCCATGATGGGCTGGTACAATTCCACGTACAAGGCCATCGCGGACCCCAACGCCTACGAAGCCGAGCTCGAAGCTCGCATTCTGGCCAAGCACGGCATCACGCCGGCCGGCCAGCCTCAAGGTCAAGCCAAGCCGCGCGCCCCCGTCCCCAAATCGCTGGCGTCAACGACGAGCGCACAGCCGCGCGATGATAGCGGCAAGTTCGCAGCGTCGAGGGCGTCTCTCGAGGACATCCTAGGCTAGAGGCCGACCAATGGCAGACACCTACATTCCGTCAGGCTTGACGGTACAGCAGTGGGACGAGCGGTACTTCACCGAGTACCTCAATAACAACTGGTTCAAGCAGTTTATGGGCACCGGGTCATCGAAGATGATTCAGGTGAAGGAGGACCTCACCAAAAAGCCCGGCGACAGCGTGACGTTCACGCTGATCAACCGTCTTGTTGGCGAGGCCAAGGGTTCCAGCGAGGCGCTCGAGGGCGCTGAGGAGGACGCAACACTTCGCAGCTTTCAGGTCCGTGTCCGCGAGTACGCGCACGCCGTCCGCTTCAAAAAGTTCGAGGCGCAGAAGACCGCCATCGACCTTCGCCAGGGGCACAAGGACGTGCTGATGGACTGGAACATGGAGCTTGACCGCGATAACATCATCGAGGCGCTCGGCTCCATCAACGGCGTGGCCTATTCGTCGGCGACGGAGACGCAGAAGGACGCGTGGCTGGTCGACAACGCCGACCGCGTGCTGTTCGGCGCGGCGAAGTCGAATGCGTCGAGCAACGATCACTCGACGGCGCTTGGCAACGTCGACACGTCGGCGGACAAGCTGACGCCTGACGCTATCAGCCTCATGAAGCGGATGGCGAAGCAGGCCAACCCGCGCATTCGGCCGATCAAGCCGAAAGCCGGAATTGCAGCGTCGGACGGATACATCATGTTTGCGCCAACAGAGATGGTGCGAGACCTCGCCGCCAATACCACGTTTGCTCAGGCCAACCGTGATGCCGGCATCCGTGGAGACAGCAACAAGCTGTTCACGGGCGCGGACTACATCTGGGACAACGTCTACATCTACGAGATTGAGGATATTCCCTCGCTCGGCGCTGTGGGCAACTCCTCGGCTGTTGTCCGTCCCTGCTACCTCTGCGGCGCTCAGGCGCTCGGCATGGCGTGGGCGATGCGGCCGGAGACCGTTGAAGAGCAGTTCGACTACAAGCGCGCGATCGGCCTCGGAATCAAGCAGTGGTACAAGGTCGAGAAGATGCGCTTCGGCAGCGGCTCGACGGATACCGACGACCTGAAGGACCACGGCGTAGTGACCGGGTACTTCGCTTCCGCCGCTGACGCCTGATAGGAGCGCACTCACATGGCAACCGTATCTTCAAACCAGTACACTGGCCTTCAGCCTCCGGGTCACGGCCTCGTCGGCAACGTCAAGGCTTGGTACGGCAAGTACACGTACTCCGCCGCGCCGTCCGCCAACGACCTTCTCAACCTCTGCAAGGTGCCGAAGAACTCCCTCGTTCTGTGGGGGTTCATGGCAACCGACGACATCGACACCGGCACGGAAGCGCTGGAGATCGATGTCGGCTTCACGGCGAACGGCGGCAGCACGGCAACGCTGACGACGAGCGACGGCACCACCTGGACCAACAACAACTCAGGTGCGGCCAGCGCAACCGCGTTCATCGATAGCGGCGTTCTCACGGGTGACACCGTGACGGACGGCTGGGCAGCGATGAACTGGCGTCCGCTCCAGGGGATCAAGACCGGCCCAATGTTCTTCTCCGAGGAGACGTTGGTGCAGGCCAAGATCACGGCAGCTGCCAACTCCGGCGGAACCGGCACGGTCTACGTGTGCTTGTTCGGCGTGGTGCTCTGATCAACGCGGGGGCTGGGGGAAACCCCGGCCCCTTCCACATGAGGGCACACGATGGCCAGCTTCAACAAATTCAATTCGTTCGTCGAGTATCTCGCGGAAGGCGGGTTTGACCTCCAGAACGACACGCTGAAGGTCGCGCTCTGCAACACGGCCCCAATCGCCGGCAACGGTCTGCTTGCTGACCTCACAGAGATCTCGGCCGGAAACGGCTACACGGCAGGTGGGACCACGGCATCGCTGTCAGCATCAGCGCAGACGAGCGGAACCTACAAGCTGACGCTGGCTGACGTGACGTACACCGCGGCCGGCGGATCGATCGGCCCGTTCCGCTATGCGGTGCTCTACGACAGCACCAAATCGAGCCCGCTGAAGCCGCTCATCGGCTATTGGGACTACGGTTCGTCCGTGACGTTGGCGTCCGGCGAAACTTTCACGGTTGACTTCGACAGCTCGACCGGCGTGCTGACCATCGCGTGAGGATGACACCATGACACTTCCAACGCCTCCCGACCTTCGCACGCGGTTTCATGCGCTCGGCAAGCAGCGTGAGGAAATCATAGCTAAGGCGGCACCGCTGCAAGCGCAGTTTGACGCTTTGCGCGTCAAGCAAGACGAGATTGCTGGCCAACTGACGCCGATCTCTGACCAGCTACGCGCGATCAAGTCACCGCTTTACGACATCGACGTTGAGCGCGCTGCGATTGCTAGAGCGCTCAACGGCAAGACGGGGGAGCCTAGCTGATGGCGACGGCCAAGCTGTTCAACCTGGCTCGCGTCACCACGGCCACAACCGGCACCGGGACGTTAACCCTAGGCGCGGCGGTGTCCGGGTTCCTCACGTTCGCGCAGGCTGGCGTGTCGGATGGAGACACGGTTTCGTATGCGATCAAGGACGGATCGAACAGCGAGATAGGCCGCGGCGTCTACACGGCAAGCGGGACGACGCTAACGCGTTCCGTGCTGAAGAGTACGAACAGCAACAACGCTATAAACCTGTCTGGTACGGCGGAAGTGTTCATCACGCCGTCTGCTGCTGATCTGGTCGCATCTACGCAAGGGTCATTCAATGACACCGCGTTGATTAACGGCACGCTGGTTCCAAGCGTGTCAGGCAACGCTCTGACGATCGCAGTCAAGACGCTGGCTAACGCAGATCCGAGCGCGAATGACCCTGTTTTGATGGCGTTTCGCAGCGCCACGGCCAGCAGTGGCGCATATAATATTTACGCTATCACATCAGCACTAAGTGTCACGGTTCCGTCCAGCCAGGCCGTTGGAACGTCGAACAACGTCCCGTTTCGGATTTGGTGTGTTGGAATCGACAACGGCGGAACGCCAGAGCTAGCAGTTATCAACTGCGTCACGGGCGGAGCGACGCCAACGGCGATCGCGTCGCTTCAGGACGACGCGATCATATCGACGACCGCAATTGCATCAGCTCCAAGCGCTGCGGTGTTCTACTCGACAACGGCGCGCAGCTCGAAGCCAATGAGGATATTAGGGTATGTCGAGTATAGCTCAGGATTGGCAACAGCGGGAACATGGGGATCAGCGCCGACAAAAGCGCAACTTTTCGGTCCTGGAATTAAACTTCCTGGCGACATCGTGCAGACTGTTCAGGGAACTACGACGACATCGTTTGTCAGCTCTTCAACAAGCTATGTCGACAGTGGCATACAGGCATCAATAACGCTAAGCTCAGCTGCAAACATCAATAAGATACGCGCAGGAGGCGGCGCATCACCTCAGTCAAATGGCGTGTTCGTCATAATTGCAATCCATCGCGACACCACCATAACGCGCGGCATCAGATCTATGTATGGAGGAGGCGGGCCGCAGATTGGTCCTGTTTACGTTGAGACGCTTGATGCACCAGGAGATACGTCAAGCCATACATACAAAGCACGCATGAAAAACACATCTGGAACAAATTACTTTCCATACTGCACTTCAGGAGAAGACGGTATAATCATAATTGAGGAGATCATGGCATGACCATTGTTGAGGCTATTCAGGCGTTAAGACCTGGCGCGCAATGGTCACTTCGTGGTGACGAGTACGAAGGGCTGGAATGGCTCGATCAATTGCAGGCGAAACCAACCGAGCAAGAAATAGCTGCGCTGTTGCCGAAGCCGACCGTTTCTAAGATAGCAGCAGAGCGGGAAAGGCGGTTGGCGCTCGGGTTTGACTACAATTTCGGAGACGCGCGTGGGGCGCATCGTATCGGAACGAAGCCTGCCGATATGGTTGGATGGTCAGAGGTATCGACCTACGCTGGAGCGTTGCTCGATAGCGGTGACACAACCACCACAATCGCAATCGTGACGGACACGGGACCGTGCGATGTGACGGCGCCTGAATGGCGAGCAATCGAGATTGCCGTAGCCAGCTTTCGTCAGCCGATTTGGGCTAAGTCGTTCGTGTTGATGGCAACGCTACCCACGGACTACACGAACAATGCACACTGGTCATGACGCACGCACGCGAGCAGTGATAGAGCACGCTCGCAGGAAATCAGAGGTACGCGAGACACTTCCGTCTGAGGTCCGTATGGTCATTGAGCAGCTGAAGGCAGCGCAGTCGGACCACGAGACGCGGATTGCTCTGCTTGAGCGGATAAACCAAGCGCTCGTTGCTGAAGCCTCTGCCAAGATGAAGGGCGCAGCCTAATGCTTGGTTTCGACGCACTTGGACGGCTTGCACTTGGCGAAACGTCGGCGTCGACATCCAAGGCCATCCAGATCGGTGTCGGATCGTTCAGCGTAACGGGGCAGGCGGCAGGGCTTGCCGCCGCGCGAAAGATCACGGCAGATGCCGGAGCGTTCAGCGTAACAGGGCGTGACGCGGCGCTGCCGATCAGTATGCCGGCAACGGTCGGAGAGGTCACGTTTACCGGCAACGCGGTCGGCGTCGTCACCGTCCGCAGGCTAGTCTGCTCTCCGTATCCGATTCGAAATCGGCAAATGTTTGGCTTCGCCGCGCTTGGCGAAGTCGGGTTAGGTCAGGCGCAAGAGCCTGACGGCGTAACGTTCCAGATTTCCGGCCAAGAGCTGACGTTTAACGTCAGCATGCCTGCGGAGGTTGGGACGTTTACCTTGACGGGGCAGGACGCCCGCATCGTCAAGGGCCTCGTCATGGAGGCGTTGGGCGGTACGTTTGCAATTAGCGGCCAGTCCGTAACGCTGCGTCTCAACATGCCGGCCGACGTTGGCACGTTCACGACAGGCGGTAACGTCGTCGAGTTCATTCGCCGCCGACCTCGTATCAGGGCGTTCCCGCGGGTTGGGAATCCAACGTTCTCAGGCCGCGCGATGGGTCGCGTGTTCAAGGCTAGGGCTTACGGCTGATGCTCACTCCAGGTAGGAAGTACGTCGGGACCACCGTGCGCTTGTCCGTGAACTTCCAGGACGACGACGGCACCGATACCGATCCGTCCGGCGTGACGTTCGAGACGTTCTCGCCGCTCGGAGACGAGACGCTATACACGTATGCAACGGACGCCGCCCTCGTGAAGCTCGACACCGGAGACTACTACATCGACATTGTTCCTAATCAGTCGGGACGGTGGACATACCGCTGGAAATCGACAGGAACAGGAACATCTGTCGTCGTCAGCGGGACTTTCCTTGTGATGACTGACCCTTGGACTGACGGACGCGCCCCGGACGCCTATCGCTCATGACATACTCCGCGAATGACCTGGCCGAGCATGTGCTCCGCAAGTTGCGTGTCGTCGATGCCGGCGAGGCGCAGGCAGACATCGAATCCGAGCTACTATCGATCGTGACCACCACCTACACGGCGAAGTGGGAGGAGCTCGCTGCGCACGGGCAAGAGCTTGTCTACTGGCCGATGAACGAGATACCGCGCCCCGTGCTGCTGGTGCTGCGTGATCTGATCGCGCTCGAGGTCCAGGACCACTTTGGCGACCCGATCAAGCCGGAGGACAAGGAAGCGCGCGAGGTCATCATCCTGAAGCGGCTTCGGCGACATACGTCAACGCAGTCGTCAGGCCGGCAAACCACGGCGACATTCTACTGATGGCGGTCCAACAAATCAGCCTCGGCGTCAGGTCCAACCCGTCACGCGGCGACACGCAGACGACGCTGGTCAACTGCTATGCCGAGGACGTTGGCGAGGATAACGAGTCAAAGTGGGCGGTTTACGCCTGCGATAGTTTCTCGTCGTTCTCGACGCTCACCGGCAGCGGGTCCGGCATCGTCAAGGGCATGCTCAACTTCGACGATACGACACTGTACGTGGTGACCGGCACACGCATCAATCGCATCGACACTTCCGGTACTGCAACCGACATGGGGGCGCTGGCGACCTCCGGCTATGCCTACATCGCGCGAAACCGGAAGTCTCCGAACGCTCAGGTGATGATTGTCACGTCGGACGGTCTAGTGCGGATCATCGAGAACAACAGCGTATCGACACCGAGCTATGACAGCGATGTGCCGACGTTCAACAGCGTGTGCGCGATGGATGGGTACTTCATCCTGACCGCAGCCAACGGCGAATGGTTCATCACGTCGATTGATGAGGCGTCGGAGATTGACCCGATAGAGTTTGCCAAGGCCAACTCAAGCCCGGATGGCGCTGTCCGCTGCATCAACCGCGGGCGAGACGTTCTTATCGCTGGACCGCGCTCTATCGAGTTCTACCAGAACACCGGGCAAACCGATTTTCCATTCGAGCGCGTCACGTCTGCCGGCATCGGCGTGGCCTATGCGCCGACGATGGTCAACCTCGCCGCCGTGATCGATGGCACCTCGCAGGACACGGTGATTTTCGCCGGCAACAACGCGGACGGAAGCTTTGCTGGCGTGATGATGCTGGACGGCTACGCGGCGCGCAAGATCAGCACGTCGTCGCTCGATCGCGCAATCCGGGACGAGCCGACCAAGAGCAGCATTCGCGCTTTCACACGCATCGACAACGGGCACGTGATGTACTGCATCACCGGCACGTCGTTTACCAAAGAGTACAACGCAAACACGGGGCACTGGCACGACCGGAAATCCACCGGCATCACGCCGTGGAAGATCGTCGATGCCTGTCACTTCAACGGCACGACGATCCTTGCCGACTACAACGCGGCCACGCTCTATCAGCAGTCGTCTAGCATCACACCGGGCATCGCGTCGACGGTGGCGCTGCGGCATTCGAACGATAACGGGCGGTCCTGGAAGTCGCGCGATGCCAAGGCGGTCGGTGGCACGGGGACCAGCGAGATTATCCGATGGCACTGCCTTGGGCAGTCGAAAGAGGATGGCAAGGTGTTCGAACTGACGTTCTCAAATGCCGTGATGGAGAACGGCACGGGGACCGACGCCATCGTGCGAACGCCTCCAGTGCATGCGTTCCCGCACCGGATGGAATTCAACGAGCTTTACGTGAACGTCACCGCAGCAACGAGCCTCACCAGCCGGTCGAAGGGGTACGTTAACCTGGCCGTCGACTCGCGCGTGCTGGAGCCGTAAATGGCAGACACCACGCTTCCAGTCCCGTCACCGGATCACCCTGTCGTCGACAGGTTCAGGAAGTGGGACCCGATCTGGTATCGCTTTCTCAAGCCGCTGTGGCAGAACGTCAAGGACAATAACGTCGTCATCGAATCCGTAGGAAACAACTACGGCGTGTCCGTCAACGTTGACGGACATGTGACGGCGGCAATCAAACTGGACGGCTCGCCGGCCGAGAGCGCGTTCACGGTGGTCGCGAACAAGTTTGAAGTCGCAAACCCCAGCGACGGGACAGACATTCAGACCGTGTTCGTTGTCGGCGACATCGACGGATCTCCGACTGTCGGCATCAATGGAGATCTGATCGTCGACGGCACGATTGCCGCGCGGTCGATGGCCGTCACTGAGTTGTCCGCCATCGCAGCCGACATCGGAGAGGTGACAGCTGGGGTGATCCGTTCGTCGGACAGCAATTTCGTCATCGACCTGAACAACAAGACGATCACGATCACGACATGACGGTACGGCTCAAGGCGGACGGCGCGACGGGAGCTATCGCGATATACACCTACAGCGGCTCCGATGCGCCGTTCACGTCGCCGCTGAGTAACATTCCGTCGCTGCTGTTTCATTCAGATCTGCGCTCGATATCGATCACGAGTGTTGTAACGGGATCGGTGACGCTCTCGGCGCACTCGGCAAACACGTCAGGCCGGCAAGCCTACACGCTGTTTGCGCACGGCAAGGGCGGTACGCCTTACGTCGAGGGGAGGCTGACGAGCCCGGCCTATCCACTTGTCGGATCTGTCCCTGTCGAGACGCAATCGCAGGGCTACGCGCGGCTCGTGCACCTTGGAGCGGATGCGACCTACGTCTACCTGCATGAGATCTATGCGGCCGAGCAGAGTACCGCCTATGGCACCCTAGGGCTGACCTACGAGGTCTATGTGTCGGACGTGCTGCTATGAGCACCACGCTCTACATCTCGCCAACCCGCGTCATTCTCGGAGCCGGCAAGTTCGACACCGACTATCGCTATATCCGCGCGTCGGCGTCGGGATCGTTCCGCATTCCGAAGAATGAGACGTTCTACCTCGCAGCCGGCGGGTCCGCCCCGTCGCATTACGCGAACTGGCGCTGGTCGGACGGGGCAAACGCCGTCGAGTACCAAAACGGCGGGACGACAGCGACAGGAACGCCATCGTTTACGCTGGTGACGCTCTAGTATGGGGTTCTCGGCATCCGCCGGCCGGATGGTGATCACGGACGGGTCTGGTAACACCCGGTTCGACAGTGACGAGAAGCTGTTTGTCATCACGGATTTCATCTCGGGAAGCGTCACGGCCAGCGCGTTCACGGCGACAGCAAGCAACGTCGATCTGACGACGGTCAACAGCACGACGGATCGGACACTGTCGTCGTGTAACGTCTACGCCGACACCATTCGCGGCGCGTTTCGGATGTCTACGTCTGACGCTCGTGGTATAAGTATATCAGGCTGGTTCAACGCGTCCGGAACATATGTGCATATGTGGGAGGGCGGCGGCGGCGTCATCTCAGCGTTCACGGCCAACGTCCGGCTTTCCCGCGTCTCAGCGTACACGTTCTTTTGTTCCGGTGGCGGCGTGTACCTGCGTGAGCGTTGCCGCATGACATCTAACTTCTCAGGGTCAGCATCGACGGTTGTCACGACATCCGTTGCGGCTCCGACCTTCGAATACAAGCTCTTCGCGGGGACTTTCGTATGAGCTTCTTCAAAGACCTGCTTGGCTCATCGCAGCGCCGGGACATCTCGAACGCGAGCGCGCAGGCCACGGCCATCATGGACCAAGGCAGGACTCGCGCGCTGGCGGCTTTTCAAGGAGCCGCGCCGCAAGCCGAAAGCCAGATCAACGCCGGCTATGACACGGCGCGCGGCGACATCGGATCTGCCGTCACCAGCGCCAAGGGCTCGCTCAATCGCGGCTACGACACCGCTCGCGGCGACATCGGCACGAACTACGGCAACGCGAAAGGGACCTATGAGGACTATCTAGGCCGGTCGACGCGCACGCTGAACCCGATGATTGCGGCCGGCGACACGGCGCGCGGCATGTACGGCGATGCGCTCGGCATGAACGGCGCGGCAGCGCGACAGTCGTTTTACGACAACAACGTTACCGGAAACACCACGTTCAACTACGCCGACGACCTCGCGGCCAAGCAGCTGCAACAGAAGCTCAACGCGGCCGGCGTCACGGGTGGCCGCGCCGGATCGATGATGGTCCGCCAGGGTGCGCAGCGCGTTGAGGACCGCACCAATCAATACCTCGACCGCCTCAAAGGCGTGTCAGACCAGGGCGGCCAGTACCGCAGTCAACTGGCCGGTTACGAGCAGAACACCGGGCAGAACATCGCTGGCCTACAAGCGCGCCAGGGCGATCAACTGGCCGGGCTTGAGACCAGCCGCGGCACTGCGCTCGCCGGGATGGATCAGTGGGGCGGCAGTCAGAATGCCAACCTCGCCACCGGACGCGGGCGCGATTTGTCCAACCTGACAATGGGCAACGCCGGGCAGGTGGCAGGCGTCGAAAGCAACTACGCCGGCAACATGGCCGGCAACGCGATCAACCTCGGCACCGCGACGGCGAACGCGCGCACGGCCGGCATCAACAACATGCTGCAACTCGCCGGACTCGCCTTGGGCGCGAGCGGCTTCCAGGGTTTCAGTGGGTTCGGCGGCGGCAGGCAGAAGGTCATGCCGTCGACCTATAATCCGAACTGGCCGGCTCAAACGCAGAGGGCCTGATCATGCTGCCATCCTACAACTATAACGCAATGCTGAACCTAGAGCCGGTCACGCAGGCCATTCAGCAGAACCGCTCGAACGCGATGGCAGACGAAAAGCTCGGCATGCAGCGCGAGCAATTCGCGATGGAGCGCGACCGTGTTGCCGAAGCCAAGCAAGACGCAATCAGGAAGCGCGTCGGCGGGTTGGCGTTGTTGACCCTGCAAGAGCAGGACGCCGCAAAGCGCGACGCCAAATGGAAGCAGGTTATGTCTCTGCATCCTGAGGCGGCCAAGCTACCGTCGCACTACGCCGACCCGAGCACCGGCCCGCTGGCGCTGTTGGCTGATGCCGGTATGTCCGATGCCTATCTCAACCATCAATTGAGGCAGCAGCAGGCCGCACTGGCGGCGGCGGCAGAAGGCAGGGCAGCGGCACTGCATGGACCGCAACTCCAGGCCGCGACACTGGACGCGGCAATCAAGAAACGCGAGTACGATAACCCAACAGAGCGTTTCCAAGGCTTCTCGCCTGGATCGCTCGTCATCGGTCAGAGCGGCGGAAAAACGCGCATTGTTCAGCAGGGAACAGAACAGCCGCCAGCGGAGCACATTGCGAAGGCGTCGAATTTCGCCGCTCGAATGATCGAGGCCGAGCGCAACGTCAGGAACGTGCTCGATGGTGCTGATCCAATCGACGCAGCGGCACCAAAGGGGAAGAAATTCGACGCGACCAACGCAAGCGTTCTGGCGACAAACGCGTTGCCTGAGGCGGCGCGCAATATGGTGATCTCAAACGAGCATCAGAGATACCGGCAGGCCGGGGAGCAGTGGATCAGGGCGTTTCTTCGTAAGGAGTCAGGCGCGGCCATCGGTAAAGACGAGTTCGCGCGCGACTTTGTCGTGTACTTCCCACAGCCCGGAGACAGGCCGGAAGTCGTCGCTCAAAAGCAGGCGGCGCGCGCTGCGGCAATGCACGGCGTGGCAAGCGAAGGCGGGTCATACTTTGCGAAATCGAACCCCGATGCAGCTCGGAACATGAACGTGTTCAAGAGCAACGAGACGCCGCAGCGGCGCGATCCTGTTCGCGTCAACACACCCGAAGAAGCAAGACGGCTTCCGTCAGGAACGCCGATCATTCTTCCTGACGGTTCGCCGGGGACGGTGCCCTAATGGCTGGACAGCAAAAAGACGCGTGGGCCGAGTTCAGGACCGGCCAAAGCAACGACCCGTGGTCTGAGTTCAGGGGGGCCGGCGGAAAGTCTCTCTCGTGGTCCGACGTTCCTGGGCAGGCCCTTGCAAACACGCCAGCCAGCGCCGTCAGGTTTGCCGAGGGCGTCGTCTATCCAGTGACGCACCCAATAGAGACGCTGACCGCGTTTCGCGACATCGGATACGGGCTGGCGTCAAAGATATATGGAGCTGCCGGCGGACAGCAAGACCCGGCGCAGAAGTCGAAGACGGAGGCTGCTGCCGACGCACTCGGGCAATTTTTCGCTGATCGGTACGGCAGCGTAGAAGGCTTGAAGAAGACGCTTGCCAGCGATCCGGTAGGCGTTTTGGGCGACGTTTCCATGGTGCTGTCCGGTGGATCGGCTATTGGTGCAAGGGCTCCTGGCGTTGTTGGCACGGCCGCCCGCACGGCTGGAGCAGTAGCCAACACGATAGACCCGTTGGCCGCGACTGGGCGAGCGATCAGCCGCAGCGGCAATCTGCTGTCCGACGTGATCGGCACGACGACAGGCGTCGGCGCGCGCCCGTTTCGTGAGGCGTTCGATGCCGGCAGGAACGGCAATCAAGTCTTTGCGCAGAACATGCGCCGGGAAGTGCCTGTTGGTGATGTCGTCGACATGGCGGAGAACGCCGTTGGTCAATTGAGCCGCGAGCGATCTGCCGCATACAATGCGGACATGGCGGCGACACGGGCAAGCCAGAATACGGTGGACATCAACCCTGTCCGCGCAGCAATCCAGCAAGCGCACGGCGACACACACTTTTCAGGCGTTCCTATCGATGAGCACGCAGCAGATGTTCTGGGACGCCTGAACACGGTTGTCGACAATTTCGCAAACATTCCTGGGGCTCACACGCCAGACCGCTTCGACGCGATGAAGCGTGCCGTTGGCGAGATCAGGCAGCGGACCCAGCAGGGCACGCTAGAGCGGCGCGTTGCTGATCAGGTCTACAATTCCATTCGCAACGAGATCACTGCGCAGGTGCCAGAGTACGCAGCGGCGATGCGAAACTATTCGGACGCGTCGGATCTCTTGCAAGAGATGCGAAGCACAATGTCCGTCAACGACCGCGCGATGCCGGACACGACGTTGCGCAAGCTGCAATCGACGATGCGCAACAACGTCAACACGAACTATGGCGCACGCGAGCGATTGCTAGACGAGTTGGCGACGCGCGAGCCGAACCTGCCGGCGGCGCTTGCAGGCCAGGCATTGAACGCATGGGCTCCGCGAGGACTTGCGCGTGCGGCCGGACCTATCGAGGCGGGGCTTGCCATTGCGCACATGAACCCCATGCTCGCGGCCGGTCTTCCGTTGTCATCGCCTAGAATTATGGGCGAAGCGTCATATGGGGCGGGGCGCGCAGTCGGCGGTGTGCAAAACGCGATGGCGCGCGCTCTTCCGGCACCCGTTCTCAATTCAATGACGCCAGCGAACGCGTTGACGGCATACCGTCAACTCTACGGCATGGGAGTGCCGCCGCGTGCAATCAACGAGGTCGATCTGGCGACCGGACAAATCACCCCGTATAGGGAGCAGTAAGCCATGGATGAGGTCGATCCGTTCGAAGCCGAGCTTGCTATCCTGCACAAAATGCTTGGGCGTCCCGTCAACCGAGAACGCCAAGCAATGGCTCGCAGGGCGATGGCCGGGCGAGATCCAACCCTGACGCCGCAAGAGCAATTGGCCGTCGCGCGACGTGCAGCGATCAGTGCCGAGAACGATCAAGCCGTAGAGCAAGGCATTGGCGATCTTGTTCTCGGCCAGCCTATCAAGGCGGCTAGAGCAATCGGGGAGGCGTACCAAGACCCGTCCATCGCCAACGTAACGAATGCCGGCATACAGACTGCGCTTAGCGTTCCAACGATGCGCGGCATCAAGACCGCCGCCGGTATAGGTGCGGCTGGCTTTGGGACTGCAGGCTTGTCCGATCTTGGAACGTTTGACATTGGCGCGAATGCGCAGACAGCATCCCAATCACGGGCGCGAGCAGCTCAGGCCAATGCGGAAGCCGCCAAGGCAAGGGCGGATGCCGACGCACAAGCAGCGATATTGAAAGCTCAAGCGGACGCCGCCGCTGCGGCTGCAAACACGGAAGCGCAACGGAAGGCCAATGAGCTAGCCGCTAAGAAGGCGGAGGACGAGCAGAACGAATACAACGCCGCCATCCAGAGAGCCAAGCTGGCAAGAGACGAAATCCTTGCAGACAGACCGCCGAAGTTCAGAGAAACGGCCACAGGCGCACTGTACGAGAAGATGGGCGTCGCAGCCCCCGGCGTGATCGGTGCTGCGACTGGATTAGTCACGCGCGGCGGTCTGCGTGCGGCTGGCGTTGCAAACAAGATCGGTCTAACCGCGGCCCCGGTTGCAACCGGAACATTGGCGGGCGGCGTTGGGGCGAGTTGGCCGCTCGGTCACGAGTTGATCTTCCAGCCACCTATGAACCCGGAACGCCGCGCCTATGAGGCGTATGCAAGAGAGTTGCCGCCAACTCATCCACGCAAGGAAGAGTGGACAAACTACGCTGGCAAGCTGCCTGAGGCCAATCCGGCACGTAAGGTTGCAGCCGACGAATTTTATGATCTGGAAAAAGCGGCAGAGCGGACAGGCTTTGGAGCCGCAGAGGGATTCCTTGGCGGACTTATGGGAGCCGAGCTGCCAGCGTTCACATACTACGCCGGCAAGAACACGCTCAACGCCATGCTAGGAGGCGGTCGGAAATCCGCTGCCACCATGGGCGCTGCTGGTCCTGCCGCGACACCTCTCGCAGCGCAAGGATCAGCGAACGTCGCAACTCCCGCTGCTCCGCTGGCGTTAACTCCCGACGTTTACAGCCGTTATACTCAACTACCTGCATCTGTCAGGGCTCCAATTCAAGACGCATATCTTGCTAGCCGGGCGATAGACGGAAGACAGCTGCCGCCCACGCAAGGAGCTAAAGCCCTACAAGAAAGCCTGTCAAATCAAAACATCAACGTTCCTGTGTCGGCTAAGCGTGTTCAAAACACCAACGAGGCGTTCGACGCGTTCGTTGCGGAGCATGGCCGGTTGCCCACTAAAAAAGAGCTATCAAAGATATTCAACAGCAAGACCCTCGCTATCCCGGCTAGCGTCGTAGGCGGCGCGTCTATCCTCAATCCAATGCTAGACGACGGTCAGCAATGAGGGACATCTACACGACCGCAGACCTCAACGCGATGCTGGCCGAGGAAGAGGCCAGACAGAAGGTTGCGCGCCGTCCGATGTCGAACGCCATGCTCGGCGGCATCCTACCGCAGGTCTCCGCGCAAGAGGCGGCGCAGAACCGTTCCGACATCGAGGCGCAGCGGGGCCAGCCAGGCGTGATCTCCAAGCTGCTGATCGGCGGCGCTGCGAATGCTGCTGACGCTGTTGGAATGCCAGGCGTGTTCGATCCATCCGGCGACATTCGAAACCAGACCTGGGGCAACGCGCTCCGGGCGTCGTCGTGGATACCGCAGGACACCATCGAAGGCGTCGGGCAGGCGATCACGGCTCCGCGCCGCACATACGAAGGTGAGTTGACGCCAAAAGGCGGCGTCTATCAGGACGATAGTGGCGCATATGTTGACGAGATAGGGAAGCCACTATCTGCCTACCGAGACGAGATGATCTCGGAAGGCCTGAACGTTGCCGGCAACATGGCGATCGGCGGAAGCGTCGTGCCGAAGCCATCCAACGCTGCCGGCATGTTCGGTGGGCGTCTGACGGGCAGCGCAGAAAACGCCGGGGTTGCTCGGTCTCTCGACACCGACATTGCCCGCCAGATCCACGATGCCCAACGCGCAGCGAACCCGGCAGCGGACCCGAACAGGTTGGCGCAGATCGCCAAGCGGCCATCAGACGACCACCCATTCCTTCAGGATGCGCGAGGGCACAGAGGAAACGAGTGGGAGGTCTCCAGCCCGGTCGGCAATATCATCGCCTACGAAGGCCCGCAAGGCGTTCAGATCAAAGGCGCAGGTCTAGACGAAGGCGTACCAAAGGGCATGGGCTACGGCATGCCGCTCTATGAGACCTTGGCCAACGAGGCCGCTGCGGCGGGAAAAACGCTCGCAAGCGATCAGATCGTTTCCAAGCCGGCGCAAAACGTCTACGGCGCTCTCTCTCGTCGCGGATACGATGTCTATGGCCCGCCGGCCAACGCGCTGCGCCATCCCGATAGCGGTTCTCTGATCGCCAACGAGCCGATCTACAACGTCAGCGCTCCGAACTTTGCCCCGCGCGAGATGCCGCCTCCACTGCCTGATATTCTCTACGGCAACGGGAAGAGCAGCGGCGTTCCTGGTGCTGTCATCTCCCAGGCGGGAGAGCAAGCGCCGCGCGTGGCGAACAGTGACAATCCCCTGATTGAACTCCTCCGCAGATACGGGGTGACGCGATGATCTCCTCCCGCTCCCGCAAGGCGCTTACCGGCGTCCATCCTGACCTTGTCCGCGTGATCGAGCGCGCGGATGAGATGGGCGCAAAGTTCACCGTCGTCTGCGGCTGCCGTACCGAGGCAGAGCAGGCGCTGCTGGTCAAGGCTGGCAAGTCCAAGACGATGAAGTCGCGCCACCTGACCGGCCACGCCGTTGACCTCGTAGACGAGAAGTTCACCTGGGGCGAGCGCGAGATGGCCGACGTAGCGTTCATCGTGAAGGCGGCTGCGGCCGACTACCGTATTCCGATCGAGTGGGGCGGCGACTGGCGGAGCTTCATCGACACGCCGCACTTCCAACTCCCGGCAGCACAGTACCCGGATGGGGAGGTGTTCGAGCCAGCGCCGGCAGTAGAGACGGCTGCGAGCTCGCAGCCGGCCGTGAAGCCTCTCACCAAGTCGGGCACCATGTGGGGCAGCTTTGGAACCGCCGTTGCCGGTGTCGGCGTGTACCTCGAGCAATCCTTCTCAGCTCTCGTGGATGCTGCTGCAAAGTGGTCTGAAATCGGCCCCGCCCGTGATATGCTGGCAAACGTCGCCGGCAACGGGAAAGCCTTATCCCTGGGTCTGCTTGCTGGGTGCGTTGCGTTGATCGTCAGTCGGCGTGTCAATGCATCGCAAGAGGGGAAAGCAGGATGATGTTCCTCGCTCCGCTACTCGCTCGGTTCGGCGTCCATATCGCTGTTGCAGTTGGCTTCGTCGTTGCGTTCTTTGCGTGGGACTCGTCGCGCGTTCAGAAAGGAAGGACGCTCGAACGAGCGCGCATCGAAAAGGCCACCGACAATGCTGCGAAACTCGGCAAGCGTGCTGCTGACAAGTCTACTGCTGGCGGGGTGCTCGGGAAAAGAGATCCCAGCACTCGCGAATAGCAAAATCATAGACGAGCTTCCCCGCGTCCAGAACAGCACCAAATCCCCCTGCTGGCAGCAAGAGCAGATCGCCGCTCAGAACTCCTACGTCGACACCATCAAGGGCGGTAAGGAAGTCGTCTACAGCGCCCCGTGCAAGACCGACAAGCCAGCTAAGGAGGCGCCGGCAAAAGTCGCGGCGGCCAGCCGTGGATGACGTGGGAGCCAGAATCGCAATCGTGGCCGCCTCACTGGCAGCACACCTTGGAGACAGACCGCCGTCTGACCAAGGTGGAGCTTCAAGCGGACGGCCACGCGAAGAAGATCGAGACCCACGAGAAGCGCCACGACGATCAGGACACGTGGAACAAAGCCGTCACGGTGGCTCTGGCCGGGCTGTCGGCCGGGATCATGCACGCCAAGGCAAGCGACATCCTGGACCTCGCGCTCAGCCTATTGCAGCGGTTCAAGCTATGAGTTGGCAGCAGGTGCGGATTGTTGGACTTGTCCTGCTCTGCACTGTCGCATTCCACTACGGTCTTCGTGGAGTGCTAAAGCTGCTCGAGCACTGGCCGCAGTAGATGGACGCTATTACTGAATTGCGGACATCAACGGAAACGCGGGTGGGTCAATGCCGCCTCGATCATTTCCATCGCTATCAGCCTGTTGACGTGCTGCGACCGGCCTATGTCCACGCACGCTTCAATGCCGCTTGGAATATGAGTGATCTTGACGCCACTCGGTCCGGTGCCGACGTGCTGACCACCCTTGTTCTGGCGTGGCGGCCAGTGCTCAATTTTCAGGTGCTCGGGTCCTATCAGCATGTCCGCTAATCCATCTGACCGGACGTGACCGGCCTCATCGAGTGAAGTTGATCTCTGCAAGGAATGCTCGTGCCGCCTTGATCGCAGCATCCTGCACATCCGGTTTTTGGAACTCCCGGTATCCCTTGTCAGAATTGAGATCGCCGAAGGTCCCAAGCGCGCCCTGCACTAGACCGTAGGCAGCATCGATCACCTGCGCGTCACGGTTGTGATCTTCGTTGTTTTTGCGGTCGCCGTTCGCCATGACCGGCACTTTCAAGAATCTGTTGACGTCAGTGTTTCGTCGATGATGCCACGCTCACGGAGGATGCGCTTCAGCCGCATGACCTCACGATGATTGTTGGCTGCCGTCGCCTCAATTACTTCTAGGCGGTCGGCCATCCAAATCTCCTCATCCGAGATCAACTCCTCGACCTCGTGCCGCTCGTGGTCGGTGATCTCCCACCTGCCCGCATCGTTGCGCGCGAGCGCAAACCGATACGAGAATTTGTTATGCGGCGAGATCGGCATCGGAAGCTGGCCTTTCTGATCAGACTTCTAGCGAGTTGAAAATCGACTTCGGCGACACATCTAAGGCGCGAGCGAAGTCGAACAGGTCTGACAGCAAAATCCGCTGCCGCCCGATCTCGATATTGGTCACCGACGTGCGCGACAGTCCGACCTTGTTGGCAAGGTCCGTCTGCGTCCATCCGCGCTTTAGCCGGTGCGCCTTCACGATCTCCCCGAACGACACATAGACCGGCTCACACTGGACAACTTCCTTCGTGACGGTCACGTACTTGATGACGCGCTGGCGGCGCTCAACCGTCTTCTTCGTCATCTCGCGGCGCATCGGAAGCTGGCCTCAGTGATTGGAATTGATCTGCGCACGTAGCGCCTTCACAAACGCGCTATCGTTGAACCCGCTTGGTAGCGTTCCGAGATAGCCACGGTCTACTGCCATCAGAAAATCTCGAATCGCAGAGGTTGGCGTTTCAGTGCCCCGTTGATCGAGCAAATCGGCAATAGCATCCTGCTCAGACTTACCCCATCCCATCGCGCCAGCGCGACCTGCATCAGGCGCGCCGTCGTAGGTGTCGTTATCAATCGCGTACCAGTCGCCAACCGGCGTGCGTTCTGTGCGGATTTTCATGTGGCACCCCTCAACTAGCGCGTTGCGCGCTTCTTCAAATACTGCCTCGCCTCGTAGAGGCGGCCCCGCACCTGATCGGCGGCGTCGGCGCGAGAAAGGCCCTGAGCTGCCACCACGCGATCAATCTGATTTGCCATGTCGATCTGCATTGCGCTCTCCCGTGTTCGACAATTAACGTGTATCAAATGTCCTAGGGCTTGTCAACAGCCACAAACTGGTGTATTTCAAAATCCAGGCAGATTGCAGACCATGAGCGAACGTGAGCAAGCGCAAAGTCCAACCTATCGAGAAGACCGACGACGGGCGAGACGATCTCGTTGGTTACGCCCGTGTATCCACCGAGGAACAGAACCTCGACATGCAGATCGCAGCACTACGTCGGGCAGGTGTCCGCGCTGACGCCATCCACACAGAGAAGACCTCCGGCGTGGCGATGCGCCGGCCCGGCCGTGACATCGCGGTCAAGATGTGCCGCCCTGGTGACACGCTTGTCGTGTGGAAGCTCGACCGCATCGGGCGCTCGCTCTACGACCTGTTGACGTTCATGCGCGAGCTTGAGGCGAAGGAGATCAACTTCTGGAGCTTGCAGGACAGCATCGACACCAAGACGCCAGCTGGTCGCGTGATGCTCGCCATGCTCGGAGCGTTCGCCCAATTCGAGCGCGACTTGATTGCGGAGAGAACGCGCGCAGGCGTGGCGCGAGCCAAGGAGCGCGGTGTAAAGTTTGGCCGCGAAAGCAAGCTCACTGCCGACGTGCGTTCCGAGTTTGAGAAGCGCTATCGGGCAGGGCAATCAGTGCCCGAGATCGCGCTGGCGCTCAAGATCAGCGAGCCCACATTCAGGCGGCACTATCCGGGCGCAGTGCTGGCCGAGCTACGTGCTGAGAAGCCCAAGCGCAGGAAATGAGAAGGAGAGGTGCCGTGGCGACGTGCCCGCATTGCAAAGCCGAGATGCAGACGGACGGCGTGAATAGCTGGTGCGTGCAAGCTGACTGCGCCTCCGATCACCTCGACGACTTCGACGATGACGACGACGTGGCCGGGGACGACGAAACGGAGATCGAGTGCGGGCTGCGGTCTGACGGTCAATGCTCGATGGCTGGCACTGAGCATTGCGACTGGACGTGCCAGAACAGCAGCAGCGAGTTGTTCGTCGGTAGTCCAGCATGGCGTGAGAAGCACAAGCCGAAGAAGGGCAAGGCCCCGCCGGAGTGAGGCGGGGCCGACTTTCCAAATCAACCCTCACCAAGGAGCGAACGATGGGCACCGAGGCCGAGTACATCGGGTGGAACAAACTCACGCGGCATCAACTCATTGTCGCGCACATGACGCTGATCGACGGGACGAAGGAAGCCGAGGCAAAGCTGGCGGCGGCTCTCGACAGCAAATACGTGGGATTGCTCCAGTTGGTCGACTTGGCCGTTGAGCGATTGCAGAAGCGCGATTGAAAAGGAGAACTGACGATGAGCCAGTGGAAGCCAGACATCTGCGTCTATCACGGCGGCTGCGACGACGGATTCGGCGCGGCGCTCGCTGTGCATTCTCGCTGGGGCGATGATGTCGTTTACGTGCCGGGGGCATACGGCGGGTTCGAGTGGCCGCGCGACCTGAAAGATAAGCGCATTCTGTTCGTCGATTTCTCGCTGAAGCAGGCTCAAATGCGCGAGCTTGTGAACGGCGGCTTGGTAGGCCAGTTGCCGCACTCTGTCGTCGTGCTCGACCACCACAAGACGGCCGAGGCCGAACTGTTTCCGTGGTCGATTGGCGGGAAAGATGGACCGAGTTGCGACTTGCGCGGCAAGAGCACTGGCCGCAGCGCGCTCGGTCGTATCGATGAGTTGCTGGCGCTCAACCAGATGGAGAACGTCGAGCCCGTCGTTGCGTTCTTCGACATGCACAAGTCCGGCGCTCGCATGGCGTGGGAGTTCTGCAATCCGAACTACGACGTGCCACGCCTGATCGAGTACGTCGAGGATCGCGATCTGTGGCGCTTTGCCATGAGCGAGACCAAGGCAGTATCGGCGGCGCTCCGCACGTACCCGCACGACTTCGATCTGTGGCACGGGTTCCTGGCCGACACATCGCGTCTCGTCTCCGAGGGCGGCGTCGTTCTGCGTGGGCACGAGAAGAACGTCGAGACGTTCATCCGCAACCGCTATTGGGACGAGATCGGCGGCGTCAGAGTGCCCGTGGTCAATGTCCCGTACCACTATGCGAGCGACTGCGCAGACGCGATACTCAAGGCCGAGCCTGATGCCCCATTCTGCGCATCGTGGTTCAAACGGTCTGACGGCAAGGTGCAGTTCTCGCTCCGCTCGCGCGACGACAGGATGGATGTGTCCGAGATCGCCAAGAAGTTCGGCGGCGGCGGTCATCGAAACGCTGCCGGGTTTGAGCAGGCAGCCGCTTGAAAAGGAGCGTGCCGTGATCGTCATCGACACCGGACCTCCGTTCCGGTTCAAGCCGCGCTTCGAGCGTGCTGGCGTCATGGTCTGGCGGGTGCAGTGGTTGTGGTGGGCGGTAGCGCGCATCGAAGGCATGAACCTCAGTCAGTTTACCGAGCGCGTCCACGCGATTGGCGTGGCCGAGACTTTACCGAAACCCGATCACTGAGGAGCGCATCTGTGGCCGCCTACGAAGCCGCTGGCGAGACTGACGAGTGGTACACGCCGCGCTACATCTTCGAAGCGCTTGGGGAGACGTTCGACTTGGACGTTGCGTGCCCGCCGGATGGTCCGCGCCATGTGCCGACGAGCGGCTGGCTGTCGTCCGATGCTCTCGTGACGCCGTGGTCAGGCTTCGTGTGGATGAACCCGCCGTTTGGTCACCAGCGCGTCAAGCGCGCGTGGCTCGGGAAGTTCTTTGAACACGGCAACGGCATCGCCTTGGTGCCTGACAGGACGAGCGCTCCATGGTTTCAGGAATACGGGCCGCGCGCCGACGCTATCTGCTGGGTGTCGCCCAAAATCAAATTCGAGCGGCCCGATGGCTCGCGCGGAGAGTGGCCGGGGACTGGTACGGCGCTGTTTGCGTCTGGCGAGCGAGCTGTTGCCGCGCTGCGGCGGTCGAGGCTTGGATTTTGCACAACCATTCTCAAATAGGAGAGGTCATGCGATACGTTGCACTCATCGCGTTCCTTGCGTGCATTCCGGCAGCAAACTGGCTGATCGGCAACGTCGGCGTGAAGTGCATTCCGATCGGCCCATGCGTCATTCCGGTAGGTTTCGGCT